CCCCTCTCCATTCGCCTGCCCCCCATTCGGTTCCCACTCAACACGTAGGGCCTTACGACGGCCTCGTCGATCTCTCCGGCCTTCAGCCCGGCGACGTGGGGTACCTGATCCTGGACGAAGCCGGTGCCGGCGTTTCGCTGCAAGCCGCTCCCCCACCTCATGGCGTTCCCGCTTGTCGCGTCCAAGTCAACGTGAACCCCGATACTCGATTCGACCGTCTGCTTTCAGTTTCTGGCGCGTCGCTCACCACTGTCTTGAACCCTCGGCCGGAAGTGCGAGTGGCAGAAGCGATTGTCGAGCCGGTTGTAACAGCAAAGCCCGCACCGAAGGCGGACGTAACGAAGTAATCCGCTATGTTGGAAGACGACCAGACTGATTCCATTCCGAGCGACTTGGTTCCTCTTCCAACCATGCCGTATTCGGAGAGGCCGTCCGAACTTCCGCTGGAAACGGAGGAATGTCGGACGGCTATCTGGATGGCGGCCGGGAACATCACGGAGGCGGCGAAACTAATCAAGGTGAGTTCTAACCGGCTCCGAGTATTCGTCAAAAAGTCAGCTTACCTAACAGCTGAAGTGCAAGAAGCAGCTGATAGGTTAGTTGATATAGCGGAAGCAAACGTCCGCGATGCGCTGCTCGACCGAGAAGACCCTTCCCGGCGCGACACTATGTCAAGATTCGTGCTCAGCAATATCGGAAAGAGTCGTGGGTGGGGAACTGCCGCCGGTCCGAATGTTAGTGTAAAGAACTCAGTCGGCGGAACAATCATCGTGCAGTGGGCGGATGGGTCCACATTCGGTGAGGACAATTCCAATACCATCGAGGGAGAAGTGATCGATGACACACCCACATCCAGAGTTGCCTGAAGGCTTTGTCCCTTCGGCGAGCGACGAGCGAATCATCAACAACGATGAGAACGTGGTTCGTCACAACTACCGCGTGCTCAACGAGCAGGAGAAGGCGGACATGACGGAAGTCAAAGACGCCGGCCTCGCCTTCCTCAAGACGTTGAGCCGTTTCCCGGCATCCCGCGAGATGTCACTAGCGAAGACGAAGATCGAAGAGGCCGTCATGTGGGCGGTGAAAGGAATCACGAAATAGGAGGCAGACATGCCGATGGGTTGGGTATTCTGGGGACTTATGCTCCTCTGGCTCGTCTTCGGCATATACAGAGACTGGGGTAACCACTACCTCGTGGGTGGGAACCTGCTGGTCTTCTTTCTATTCGGCCTCCTCGGGTGGAGGGTATTCGGCGCGGCTATTCATTAACGGGAGTTCTTCATGGCGTTGCAGAAATACAAGTCTCACAAAGTGGTGGAGGCGGCGAAAATTGCTGCCATCGAATTCGCGGTGAATGACATCGCGATCATCGCTACGAATGACGGTCAAACCATTACGACCGACACTCCGTACAGGGACAGGTTCAAGGGCGACGAGAACGATCTTGGCTATTACGTCGTCTATGCGGACGGATACGAATCGTGGTCGCCAACAAAGGCCTTCGAAGAGGGGTATACCAAGATAGAGTGATGGGTGTTCTAGAGGAAGGCGGAAAAGCAGCGACAGCAGCCGTAGCTGGGCTTGCCACGCAGCCCCTTGCACTAGCATTGGTGTGCATCAACGTAGCGTTCCTTAGCATTTCGGTGTGGTTTCTTAAGGACATCGTAGACACTGCGAGCGCAGCGAATATCCGCCGCGACGCGTTGATGATGCAATTGATAAAGGATTGCACTGTTCCGCCAGATAAGAAGGAAAGCGGACCTTGAACCAAGTTTTATTTGAAACAGCAGAGGATCAAGTTCCTCGAATAACGATTCCTTACGTTCCGCGCGAACATTTCAAGCCGATGCACGCTTCTCTGAAGCGTTGGATATTCATGGTAGCCCATCGACGGGCGGGGAAGACGGTCGCGCTGTGCAACAAAGTAATTCGAGCAGCGCTGGAGAATAAAAGGACATTCCCACCGCCGCGTTACGGATATATTGGACCATCATTCGCGCAGGCTAAAGACCTAGTTTGGGGATACTACAAGCATTATACGGGGGTGCTCCCCAACGTGAAGGTGATTGAAGGCGACCTACAGATCATCCTCCCCAATTCGGCGATGATAAACTTATATGGCGGAGCGGCGGCTTACGAGCGAATGAGAGGGCTGTACTTCGATGGGATCGTGGCGGACGAGTATCCTCTACTTAATCCCTCTATGCTTGGTTCTGTTGTGCGTCCTTGTTTGGCGGATTATAAAGGGTGGGGGGTGATTTCAGGGACGTCTGCGGGCGACGATCATTTCCACGAACTTAAGAAGCGCGCCGAACTTGAAGCAGATAAGTGGGACTTGTACAGCATTCGAGTAGATCAGACCGACGCGCTTGATCCTGACGAAGTTCAGGACATGCGAAGAGATATGACGGCCGACGAGTTTGCACGCGAAATGATGTGCTCATTCGATGCGCCGGTCGAAGGCGGCTATTACGGGGAAGTGATCAACGAGATTACCCTCAACAAACAAGTTTGCGGGGTTCCGTACGATCCTAACTCCCTCGTATTCACCTGGTGGGACATCGGCATCGACGATGAGACAGTTATTTGGTACATACAGAGATGCGGCCGTGAACTTCATGCTATTGACTATACTCAGAATACTGGTAAGGGTCTTGAATACTACGCCGGAGAAATTAAGTCCAAACCGTATGCTTACGGTTGCCATGTTCTGCCGCATGATATTAAGGCTCGCGAGTTGGGGACAGGAGTCTCCCGCAAGGAAGTCCTAGACAACTTGCTGCCCAACGTGTTCGTCTGCCCGCTGCATTCGGTGGAGGATGGGATTTCTGCGACGCGCGCCACTATTCGCATGGTGTATTTTGATGAAGTGAAGACTGAGCCGGGTCTTACGGCTCTCCGAAATTACCACAAGGGCAAAAATGGTAAGCCGGTGCACAACTGGGCTTCCCACGCTTCCGATGCCTTCCGTACTGGTAGCGTTGCGCTGAACATGATTCACCACATGATTGGTGGGTCGAATGTGATCGGTATTGGGTCTGGGGCGCTTAAGCGAAATATCGGGCGCGTCAGTAATTGGCCGAGGAGAATGCGATGAACGTCTATCAGCCGAATCCTGGGGAAGCGACTCCAGTGGAATCGTTGGATCGTCTCTTCGACAACGGAGTGGTCGGAGGGCAACTTAACTTGCCTTCCCTCGAGAATGCTCCGGACGAGACGGTATACGAAACCACAGTTCGAGCGATGATTGACGATTCTATCTCCTTCGAGGAGAGCGTCCTTGGTCCGGCGCGCGATGAGAATCTCAACTATTTCTTCGCAGAATACCCTGGACCGGAGGAAGGGAAGTCGTCGGCGGTGTCGACAGATTTTCGGGATACCGTGATGGCCATTATCCCGTCCTTGGTGCGTATTTTCACGTCTTCGGAGCACGTCTGCAGGTGCTCGCCGAACTACGAAGGCCAGGAGGAAATGGCCAAGCAGTGCACGGAGTATCTCAGCTATATTTTCTGGGAAGACAACCCCGGGTTCCTGATTATCCACGACATTCTCAAGGATGCTCTGCGCTGCAAGATCGGCGTCATGCGGTGGTATTCGGATCACCAGGAAGAAGTGACGGAGCAAGAATATCACAACTTGAGCCGCGAGCAGTTCCAATACCTCGTCAGCGAAACTTCGGGCATCGAAGTTCTGGAAGCTACGCCGAGCGCGGTTTACGACGGCTATCTGGAGACGGTTCGGATCAGGTTCGTCAAGTCCAAGCCCATGACCAAAATCTGCTCGGTGCCTCTGGACGAATTCCGAATTTCCCGGAAGGCCAAGAGCGTCGAGACTACTCCCCTGATCGGGCACGACCAAATCGTGAACGTGTCCGATTTGGTCGAAATGGGGTATTTGCTGGAGGATTTAGAGGAGTTCCTCGGCGCCACTCCGGATAACTTCTCCACCGACCGCCTGTTCCGCAACGTCGGCTTGGATGAAGGAGACCTCACCGATGCTTGGGACGTTCGTTACGGATGCTACTTCATTCGGATCGACAAAGACGGTGATGGAATCGCTGAACTTCGGGAAATTCATACTGTCGGCGATGCTCATACTATTCTGTATGATGAGGTTGTTCAGTACACCAATTTCGCCGTTTGGTGTCCTGATCCTGAGCCTCATACTTTGGTTGGCGATACTCCGGCTGATCTGGTGAAGGATATCCAGATCATCAAGACGAATATGCTCCGGGGGTCGTTGGACTCTCTCGCGCAGTCCATTTGGCCGCGAACGGTCTTTAACCAAACCATTACTAATGCGGACGACGTTCTGAACGACGAGATTGGTGCTCCAATTCGCACGAACGGCAATCCAGGCGAAGCGGTGATGTCGCTTACACATGCCTTCGTCGGCCAGCCAGTTTTCGCTATGTTCGAAGTCATGGAGAGGCTCCGGGAACGTCGCACGGGTATCGGCGACGCTTCGAAGGGCCTTGATCCTCGCGCTTTGCAGTCTACGAACGTCACCGGTATCGACGCGATCGTCCAAGGAGCGCAAGAACGCATCGAACTGTGCGCTCGTATTCTCGCAGAGACTGGGATGAAGCAGTTGTTCAAGGGGCTGCTCCGCGAGATCGTCAACAACCCCAACCAAGAGCGCACAATTCAACTGCGCGGCAAGTGGACGAATGTTAACCCGTCTACTTATGATCCCACGATGCGCATTTCAGTCAATCCAACCCTCGGGAAGGGTTCGGACATGACGAAGCTGATGGTCTTGCAGGATGTGAAGCAGACGCAGACTGCCATCATGACCCAATTCGGCGTCGAGAATCCGCTCTGCGGCATCGAAGAATTCCGTAATACTCTCACCGATATCCTGGCAATCGCAAATGTCAAAAACGTGGGACGTTACTTCCGCGAGATCAGCAAGGAAACCATCCAGAAAATCGCCGAGACGCCGAAAGAGCCTGATGCGGCTACTCTCCTTGCTCAGTCTGAGATGGAAAAGAACCGTGTCAAGATGGCGACGGAAATTTCCAAGTCGAACTTCGCCGACCGTAAACTTCGCGTCGATGACGACTTCCGACGAGATGAAATGGTGGTCAAAGGAATTCTCGATGCTGCTAAAATCGAAGCAGAATACGCCGTGGACGTGGAAGAGGAAGAATTCAAGGATGAAAATACGCCGTCGCCCGCGATAAATCCTCCGCCACCCCCTCTCCCGGTGGAGCAATTCGCACAGAAGTTGGAGCAAGTAGGTGACCGAACTCAACCATCTTTCGGTGGACCAGAAATCTCGCCGTCTCAGTGATCTGGAAGTAGACAATCGGGCGGCGGAAGCCAGGGTTCTATTAGAGAATTCTCTGTTGAAAGAGGCTTTAAACGATGTATATTCCAGGGCAATCGGAACACTACTGACTGCTGATGTCGGGAGCTTGACAGCCAGCACGGCCCATGCTACTATGAAAGCGGTTACCGCCGTAAGAAGTCAGCTGGAACAGTACGTGACGGACCACAAGATGCGGCAGAAGTTCAGTAAGGGTGGCGGAAATGGCTGAAGGCATCGAAGAAGCCGCTGCGGCATTCACCGAAGTTATCAAGTCGGAAACCGGCAAGTCACCGCCTGCTCGTTCGAACGGCAAGACTGCAGATACCGGCACCGGTCCTCAAGAATCGCTGTTCGGCAACGTCGGCGAACTGGAAGTGGACGACGAAAGCCCTCGCAAGGGCGGCGGTGATGACGAGGAGACTATTCTCTATGGTAAAGATCAAGGCTCCGAGGATGGTACAAGGGGTCCTCGCAAAGGAGAAGAAGAAGATAGCGAGGGCGACGATGACGAACAAGATGGGGATGACGCCAACGGCGAAGGGGATGCTGACGAAGACGACGAAGGAGCCGGACTTCCTGAAGACCAGCTTCAGGCTAAAGTTGAAGTAACGGTAGACGGCGAGCCTGTCGAGGTTACTCTCAAGGAGGCTCTCGAAGGCTACGTTCGCACCGAAACTTTCCATCGGCGAATGAACCAGCTGGACGAGGCGAAGAAGATCGTTCGCCGCGCCGCCACCGACGCCGTTCACAATTTCGAGTACTCTGTCAATCTCGCCAAGGAGATGGAAGAGTATATGAATACGATGGTCCCACCGGAACCGGATTGGGACAAGGAATTTGCCGCCGATCCGGCGAAGGCTCGAGAGCTTCAGCGATATCACGAGAAGGCCAAGGCATTCCGCGCTGAGATTCGCGCGAAGCAGGCCGAGATCGTAAAGAAGCAGAATGAATCGAATGCCACTCAGTTGTCGGCGTTCATCGAAGAGGAGTCCGCGAAATTCGATAACATGAATCGCAAGAACTGGGCCGATCCCAAGAAGAAGGCCAAGGACTTGCAATCGATGCGTCGAACTGGCCTCGCCTCCGGGTTCTCTGAGGAGGAGTTGTCAGCGGTTTATGACAGCAGGATGCTTCAGGTTCTTCTGAAAGCATCCAAGTACGATAGGATGATGGCTGCCAAGCCTAAGCCATTCAT